TCTGCACCCGCTTCATGCCCCCGCCGCCCTTGAACTTGCCGGCGATCATGTTGCGCCGGGCATAGAGCAGGGCCCCGTGGTGGGCGTTGGTGTTGGCAATCTGGGCCAGCCCCTGGCGGCTGACCGGGGTGCTCCAGTAGTCGGCGTAATCGTCGTAAAACAGTTCGGTGTAGTCGGTCAGCCAGCGGCCGGGCTCGATGGCCTCCGGCTCGCCAAAGCTGAACGCAACCAGATTGTTGGATTGATGGCTGGCTTGCTCGGTCATGCTTGTATGGCCCAGGTTGAGGTGCGTTGGTTGGAGTGGTCCAGCGGCTCGTTGATCACCGCGTGGGCGATGGCGAAAAAGGCGTCGGCGTGGCCGGTGGTGGCGTCCCGCCCCGCCTTGAAGGTCATGGCATTGCCGGATCCGGTGGTGGTGCGCTTGATGGCCATAAACGCCAACGGAATGTCCTTGTGCAGCCGGTCCCAGCTGATGCGCCCGGCCTCCACCACGTCGATCATCTTCAGCACCAGGCGGTTCTTGCTCTCCACCGAGTAGTGGATGGCGTGCGCCTCGCGTGGGTACTTGGTCTTGATAAGGTCGAACACCCCGGCGCCGATGCCGGTAATGTCCACCCCGATGTAGGTCACCCGGTAGCGCTTGAACAGCTTGGCGATTTCGGCCACATGGTGCTGAAAGTTGAGCCCCCGCCAGTGGTGCTTTTCCAGCACCCGGAACGGCTCGCCGCCGACCAGCGGCGGGGCCAGCACCACCAGGGTGGCGTTGTCGCGGGTGCGGCTCGGGTCGTAGCCCAGCCACACCTCGCGGGTACCGAACGGCCGGGCCGCGCGCGGGTCGAAGTCTTCCCACTGGGCGGTGTCGACGCCGCAGCCTTCCAGCTGGTTGAACTTGAACACGCTGGCTTCGTCGTCGACGAACTCGCACATAAACAGGTTGCGGAACACCTCGTCGGCGTACTCGTCGCGCAGCTCGTCAACGTCAATGAGGTTGCAGCCGCTGGCCACCGCGTCTTCCACCGTGATGGCGTAGCGCCATTGCCGGTCCGGGCATACCCGGCCGCCGTCCTGGTAGTCGGCCAGGGTCGGGAATTCGATATCCTTGCGGCTGTCCTTGCCGTCCTTCCAGCTGTCGCCGGTCCAGAAGCCATAGCCCGGGTGCGACTTGGCCGAGGGGGTGGAGAAGTAGGTTTTCCGCCACCGGCTCTGGGTGGCCATGGCAGAGGCCACGTTGGACAGCTTGGTAAAGCCCGGGATCCAGAAGTATTCGTCGATGTAGACGTTGCCGGAGCGGGACTGGGCGCTGTTGGAGTTGGTGGACAGAAAGTGCAGCTCGGCACAGTTGCTTAAGATTATCGGGTTGCCCGACAGCTCCACCCCCAGAAACTCCCGGGCGATGTTGATGATGTAGGAGCGGAACACCTCGGCCTGGGCCCGGGTGGCGGACAGGAAGATCTGGTTGCCGCCGGTGATGACGGCGTCTTCCAGGGCCTCGCCGGCGAAGTAGTAGGTCATGCCGATTTGGCGGCTTTTCAGGATGTTGCGGGTGCGCGGGATGGCCGGGTCGTTCTTGGCCTCGCGGCAGCGCAGCTGATAGCCGAACAGGGTGCCCAGCCAGCCCTCGAAGTCCTCGGGCAGCAGCTCGCCGATGTCGTTCTTGCGCTGCTTGCCCCTCTTGCCTTTACCACCCTTGGCCTGGCCCCCGCCGCGCTTGCCGCGCCGCCCGTTCGGCTCCGGCCATTCATCCGCCGGCACCCCGGCGGCCAGGGCCGCTTCCCGCTCCTTCAGGGCCAGCTCTTTCTCGCGCAGCTGCACCAGGTCTTTCTTCAGCCGCACATGCTGGCCGATCAGCCGGTCCAGTTCGTCCAGCTCGGCCGGGGTCTTCTTTTCCCGGGCCAGCAGCAGCTGCACCCGCCGGGCGATGGCGTCTTCCAGCTGCTCGTCGGACAGCAGCGCGTCCCAGCTGTATTTTTCCACCCACTGGTACACCACCCGCGCCGAGTTCAGGCCCAGCTCCTGGGCGATTTCCCGGGGCAGCCAGCGCTTGAGGTAAAGCCCCTTGGCGGCGTTGCGGATTTCTTCGGTGTAGGCCATGGCGGTCCGTGGTGGTGATGAATGCGGCCATCATACCCACCGAAAACCGCCACCTATCGCCATGAAATTCCGAGAAATTCCGATTTCCCGAAAATCGGAATTCGGTGGAACGGCCCTTGATGAAATCCCCTTCACAAGCCCCTAGCCTGTCGCCATCACAGAACACGAGCAGGCACATGAAACCCGATTCACGGTTACGCACAGGCTGGATTTGCATTGCCACCGAGGGCAACAGCATCGACGGGCGTTTTATCTCCCGCGAGTGGCTGACCGACATGGCCGAAACCTACGACCCGGACCACTACACCGCCGTTATCTGGCCGGATCACTCTCGCTGGTCGGCCATGGGCACCGTGGAAGCGCTCAAGGCCGAGCCAGTGGACGGCAAGATGAAGCTGTTTGCCGTGCTGCGCCCGACCCGGGATCTCATTTACTACAACCAGCTTGGCCAGTACCAGTTCTGCAGCATCGAGCCCCTGGAGCAATTCGCCGGCGGCGACAAAACCTACCTGGGCGGCCTGGGCGTCACCGACCGTCCGGCCAGCACCGGCACCACCCGCATGCAGTTCAGTGCCAAGGACAAAGCCCCCAAGCTCATCGGCGAAAGCCAGCCGCTCAGCCTGGCCGAACTGGCCGACCGCGAGCAGGAAGCCGGCCTGTTCAAGAAGTTTATGGCCTGGTTCAAAACCCAGGAACAAGAGCCCCCTGCCCCCACCAATAACACCCCCGAGGATCCAGCAATGGACAAAGAGCAGTTCAACGAGCTGATGAACACGGTTAAAGGCATCGCCACCAAGCAGGGCGAGCTGGAAACCAAGTTCGAGCAGTTCAGCAAAAAAGACGAGCCCGCCCCCGAGCCGGAAGTAAAGCCCGAGCCCGCCCCGGCCCCCGCCGGCGTCACCGCCGAGCAGTTCAGCGAGCTGCTGAACGCCGTCAAGGGCGTGGCCGAGAAGCAGGGCGCGCTGGAAACCCAGTTTTCCGCCCTACTGAAGGAAGCGCCCGGCCAGAACCCCAATCCCGCCCCCGCCGGCGGCGACGTCTATCACCTGGTGTAAGGAGCCGACATGAGCATGATCCTCACCCCCGCCGCCGGCGCCATGCTGAATAAATACTTCAGCCAATTGGCCCAGGGCTACGGCATCGACCTGGGCGCGCTGCAGCGCGGCGAGAAGTTCAGCGTCACCCCGCCGATGGAAACCCGGCTGCGCGCCGCCCTGCTGGAGTCGGCCGACTTCCTGCGCATGATCACCCTGGTCGACGTGGACCAGATCAAGGGCCAGGTGGTCGACGTGGGCATCGGCAGTATCCACACCGGCCGTAAAGCCAATGGCCGCTTCCTGAAAAACGTGGGCGTGGGCGGCCACGGCTATGAGCTGGTGGAAACCGACTCCGGCGCCGTGCTGCCCTGGTCTACCCTCGCCGGCTGGGCCAATGCCGGCAGCGAAGGCGAATTTATGCGCCTGGTGAACGAGTTCATCAACCGCACCTTCGCGCTGGACATGATCCGGGTGGGCTTTAACGGCACCTCGGCCGCCGCCGATACCGACCCGGCGGCCAACCCCCTCGGCCAGGACGTGAACAAGGGCTGGCAGCAGCTGGTGCGCGAGTGGAACGACGGCTCGCAGATCGTGGGCTCGGCCCAGAGCAAGATCTACTTCGACCCCGACGGCCAGGGCGACTACAAGACCCTGGACGCCATGGCCTCGGACCTTATCAACAGCACCATCGACCCGGCGTTTCGCAACGATCCGCGCCTGACCGTGCTGGTGGGTGCCGATCTGGTGGCCGCCGCCCAGGGCCGGCTTTATCAGGAAGCCGACAAGCCCAGCGAGCAGATCCTGGCCCAGCAGCTGGCCACCAGTGTTGCCGGCCGCCGTGCCATCACCCCGCCCTTCTTCCCGGGCAAGCGCATGGTGGTGACCATTCCGGCCAACCTGCACCTCTACACCCAGCGCGGTACCCGCCAGCGCAGCGCGGCCCACAACCAGGACCGCAAGGGCTTCGAGAGCCAGTACTGGCGGATGGAAGGCTACGCCGTGGGCGAGTACCGCGCCTATGCCTCCTTCGACGAGTCCGGGATCGAAATCGCCCCGGCACCGGCACCGGCGGGCTAACTGAATGAGCACCCCGGCCCAGCGGCATCGTGATCGGCACCGCGCCCTGCAGGCGGCCACCCAGGCCGCCTGCACCGGGCAAGCCGAGGGCGAGCTGGCCCACAGCCTGCACCTGCAACTGCTGGCCCTGGAGCAGGACCAGCAGCGGCTGAAGGCGCTGGACCGCATCGGCGACAAGATTGCGCTCAAGCGCGAGCTGCTGCCCAAGTACCGCCCCTATGTGGAGCAGTACCTGGCCGGGGACAAGAGCCACCAGAACCCGCTGTTCGCCACCCTCATCGTCTGGCTGTTCGACCTGGGCGAGTTCGAGCAGGCCCTGGACTGGGCCGAACGGGCGATTGCCCAGGGCCAGCACACCCCGCCCCGGCTCAAGCGCGACTTTCCCCACTTTGTGGCGGACACCGTGCTGGAGTGGGCCGAGCAGCAGGCGGCCGAAGGCCAGGCGGTAGAGCCCTACTTCGGCCGGGTGTTCGCCCATGTGGTCAAGGACTGGCGGCTGAATGAAAAGCTCACCGCCAAGTATTTCAAGTTCGCCGGGCTGCTGTTGCTGCGCGACGCCACCGGCGAGCCCCGGGCCAGCGCAGTGAATGATCCGGACGTACTGGAACAGGCCGACGCCCTGCTGGCGAAGGCCCACGAATGGGATCCGGTGGGTGCCCAGGTAAAAACCCACCGGAGCCGGATTGCCATGCGCCTGCGAGCGCTCGAGCAAGACTAGCTCCAACGCCGCCGCCCCCCGGCGGCCAGGGTCCGGCCAGGCCATGCCATGAGCCGAGTCCCTAAGCCGTGGCCAGGGGGGCACCTATTCAACCAGAGGGCAAGCCATGTTCAACGGCAACAGCACCGAGTACCAGCAAGCCACCGTCAGCAATGACGGCTTCTGGCCGGATATCGAGGTGGGCGACTTCGAGCGAGACCGGGCCATGCCGGCCGACCTGCAGCCCGCCACCGTGGCCGGTGCCGTGCTCTCGGCCGTGGCCCAGGTCAACATCGAGCTGGCCTTTACCAAGGCCCGGCTGAACGCCGAGGGGCACTGGACCGCCGCCGAGGTGCCGGGCCCCCAGGTGAACGGCCAGAACCAGCTCACCGTGCTCTATCGCCAGGCGGTGTTCGCCCGCGCCAAGGCCGACCTGGTCACCGAGGCCGGCAGCCTCAGCCAACGCGAGGTGGGCAACAACCAGGCCACCCAGGGCGGTGACGTGCGCGCCGCCCTGCTGGCCGAAAGCCAGCAGCATATCCGGGCCATCAAGGGTGTGCACCGCTGCGGGATTGAGCTGCTGTGAGCCAGGGCTACTACCTGCACCAGCTGAGCGCCGCCATCAAGGCCGTGCTGCCGGCCAAGTGCCACAAAAGCTTCGATGCCTGGATGCAGAACGGCAGCCTGCAGCTGGTTCCCAAGCACGGCGGCAACGGCCTGCAACTGGCCCGGCTGAATTATCAGGCGGTGTTTATGGTGGAGGATCTGCCGTTTCGGGAGCTG